GCATCTTTAATAATGTAGTAGTCGTTAGACCCATCATTAATAAATACATCCATTAAGATTTGGGTAGTTGTAACATTAGCAATATTGATACCAATAAGAGCATCATCGGAGTTAGCTGTACGCAAGGTTACTGCGCCTGTACCAACATTCCTTGCAATGTTTCTTTCAAAATCCTGTGCCATTTTGTCTCCTCTGTATATTATACAGTATTAATGTTTTGTAGTCAAGGCTAAAGCGCAATCGCCATCGCCACTGCGAAACCAGCAGTTGCACCAGCGGCTGGTAGGTTAGTCAACTGTGACCCATCTACTGCTGGCAGTCTAGCAGAACCATCAAGCGCAACAATTTGGTTTGCAGAAGTGCCAGTATCTAATCGTGCTGTAGCTACTGTGCCTGTAAGCTGTGTAGCATCTATACTTTTGTTTGTAAGTGTCTGGCTACCACTCAATGTAGCTACAGTAGCGTCAATTGCAATATCGTTGGCATTAGCAGTAATACCTGTACCGCCAACTACGTTAAGAGTAGCAGAACCTGAAGTTGCTCCACCTGTCAATCCATCACCAGCAACTACTGCTGTGATATCACCCGCGCCTAAGCCTGATGTTTGCGAATCGACGTAGGCTTTAATCGACTGTTGGGTAGCAAGCTGTGTCGAACTATCAGAAGCCATGTTGTCTTCGTCTAGGATAGCTGTGCCGCTAACGCCTGTGTCTAGAACAGGAGAAGTTAAAGTCTTGTTAGTTAGAGTTTGCGAACCTGTCAGGGTAGCCACTGTGCTATCAATAGCAACAGTAAGTGTGTTGCCCGAACCGGCGGTATCAATGCCTGTACCACCTGCAATGTCTAGGGTTTCACTATCAAGGTCGATGCTGAGTGCGCCACCGCTATCACCCTGAAAGTCTAGGTCAGATGCGGTTACCTGTGCATCTACGTATGCTTTAATGGCTTTTGCAGAAGCAAGGGTAGTGTCTGTACCTGCAACAGTGGACAGGTCTGTATCTAACACACCCGACTTGAGGTTATCCACCTCAATGTTGGACACAGTGTTGTTATCTACATCAATGGTTTTGTTTGTTAAAGTTTGCGAACCTGTAAGGGTAGCCACAGTGCTATCAATGGCAAACGTCATGGTCTGTGCAGACCCTGTGGTATCAATACCCGTACCACCTGTGAATGTAAAGGTCTGACTGTCTAGGTCAACGCTTTGTGCGCCACCAGAGTCACCTTGAAAATCTAGGTCTTCTGCTGTGAGTTGCGTATCGACGTATGCCTTGATTGACTGCTGAGTAGCAAGGGCTGTGGCACTGTCAGAAGCCATGTTGTCTTCGTCTAGAACTGTGCTTATAGAAGAGCCACCGCCAACAGCTACACCACCAACATTCAAGGTTCCAGCAAAATGACCATCCTTGAACTGCTTTGAAGAGGAACCCAAATCCACGTCGTTGTTAGTCGTCGGTTCGATTACACCATCTTTTACAATGAACTGTTCAGTAGACGTGCCTGACACATCAATACTAAACTCGACCTGATTGTTTGTATCGTCAACTACAACCTTGTTTTTAGGTGCAGCAACACCGGGGTCTCCAATCAAACCAATGACTGGACCCTCTGCTGCAGTACCATCATGTTTGTGGCCTGATGTGTTGTTAAACGCTGCAAGAACTTGGTCAAACTCATCGTTACTGTGTGCGGCGGTAATAACGTCGCCGTCAGTAAACGTGGATTGTCTGGTATATCCTGCCATTGATTATCTCCTTCCGCCCGGAGTAAACTCCAGTTGGTATCCTTTGATTGAAATAGGTGAAGCACCATCTTTGTCGTCTAAGCGAACTGACACAGTAAACCCGCTACCTTCTATGCTCTGACGAACCAGAGGTGTACCCGACGAACCGTACACTGCTGTACCAAACAACGATGAAGAGTTGCCGTAAATTGCAATAGCCGCTCCCGTAGTTAAGGGGTACTGTGCTGGCTGTGGTATTGCCGACGAAGAAAAGTCGTAACGAATACGGAAATCAGCATCTACGTTGCCTTCGTTATCATAGTTCCAGATAATCCGCTGCATCATCTTTCTGATGCCAGCATCTCCCATTGTAAAGTCTGGACCTTGATAAATAGACGGTATGTTGGTTCCGTCGAAAGTGTTGCCGGTTTCTTGAGTATAGACGTATCCGTCATGTCCTCCGTGAACTGCAGTCTCTGTCCCGCTGATAAAACCGCTCACACAACAAGATGGTTTTATGCCTCTTAAATCAGCATATTCCCAGCCTACGCCACCTTCAGTACCGGCTTTAATTACACCAATAATTCCGGGGGCTGCTGATTCAGCCTGTGTATCTGCTGCAAAAAACAGGCGATACTGACTCTTTTTCCGAATAACAAGGGATGAAATTCTATCTGTAGAAACTGCGTCCAAGCGAGGCTGTATCTGTTTTGATACGGTTCCAAGTTCAACGTCACCGATTTTCTGAGTACCCGCAATTGTTCGCAAACCGTCAGGTGCTAGGTAGATAAGGTCACCGGCAATCTCTTGAATGCTAAACCCGTCCACGCAACCAATCTTACGAGTAACAGGCTGCAAAGCAAAGTCGGCTATTGACGAACCTGCCAAAAAGAATATCTCATCTTCACAAAAGATAAACAGACGGTCACGGAAAACCTTTAGAGCCTTGACGTTGCTTTCGACTCTTACTGACCCTGCACCATTAGCAGCACTAAAATCAGTCTCATCGAAAGGCGAGGTAAACACTACCTCTTGAGGATTGGCAGACATACCAGCAAAGAAAACGTGGTTTTTAAATACGGTAACAAACTGAGGGTCGGCGGGTGCGCCTGTGGCATTTATATCTGTGACTGAACTGTTGTCGTACACAGAAGCGTTGTTTGCCCCGTCACACCAAAGTATTTTTTCAGTGTTGTTGAAGTTAAACACCGCAAAGTCATAACGTCCTGCACTGGTTCTACCAGTATCTAGCTGAGTCCACGCACCGCTTCCTGACGTTCCTTTGTATACATTCTCGCCACGAGATGCTACAACCTGATTCTTATAAAAAGCAACTCCCAAAACCTTTTCAGAGGCTGCTGAAGTTTGCGGCACAATATTAGTGTTGAATTTCGCGAACCCGTTGATGCGACGGTATCCACCGTTGATGTCTGGTTCGAAATTCTCTAGTTGTAGGGCAGAGCCGGGAGGGATAGAAAAAGTATCCTTATCCAAAACCAGACCACCACCTAGTCGAACAACATAAGGACTTAGTAGTGAAGTATCTGGCATTAAACGGCCCTCATGTAATCCTTACGGTTAATAAGTTCAACACGCATACGGTTCAAACCCTGCTCATAATCCCGCGAAGCAAGTTGCGAAAATTGGGCGTCTGAACGAAGCATGTGGGTATAATAACGGGCGCGGTTTACAATTACGTCGTGAAATCTCTCTGGAATGACTGGGGTATCCGCTGCAGCCACCATGTCGGTGTGTGTTGCGTAGTAATAATAACGAGCCGTGTAGGTTGACAAATCAGGAACAGGAGACAGCCCAATCTTCTCATCCGGCGTAAAATACACATACTGGGGTAGAGCCTGCCCGCCACCTGTAGGGTTTGTATCAGCCTCGTTCAACAATTCGAGATATTCATTAAAAGAAATATACTTTAAGGTTTTTTCAGCAGTGGTTGCAGATTCTTGAATAGTGAAGCTGTCAAAATCTATTGTCTTTGCAGAGGCTGGTTTTGTGTACTCGCCCGTTCCTGCAGTTGTCGTAATCGTTCCAGCAGTAACAGTGAAGGGCCACTCGACTTCAGAGTTGATGATATCCCGCTGTGATTTGTTAATAAAATCTTTTACAGATGTCTGAATACCACGACTAGAAGCGAGAGTCGTAAGTTCAACTTCGTTTACTTCTCGCAATACAGCATTTATGAGTTCAAGAAATGTCATGGCTTACCTGTGTGGTTCGTAAAATTCTTCGGCAGCTACTACTACAGTCAGAGTGTTCGCGGTTCCTGCAGCTACAATTAACTTATCGCCTGCGTGAATATACAGAGGTTTGTCTACTGTGAATATAGATTCGCTACCTTTACCGGTTACCGCGTGGGAATTAAACAGCGTATGGGTCGTAGTAGTAGCGACTTCGTAATACTTTAGCGTGTAGTTTCTGTTGCTAGAGTCACTGTTTGTAATCATCAGGTGTTCTACGTGTGATGAAAAATTAGATGGAACAACGTACACATCAGTATCACTCGTACCTGTCAAAGCAATTGCGTGAGTTACAAACTTAGAACCGTTGTGTAGTATGGGCATCTGCTACCTATCCCAGTTCAAAACTTTACGGTGCAGTTTCCAAAACCAGTTCCCAACACGAGTAAAGGGCTTGCCAGTATTTAGCAAACCCAGAGCAAGGTATCTAATAAATTTCGATGTCGCCCAGAGCTTGAAGCTTGCTATTAGCTTCGTCCCAGTTAGCAACTGCTTTATCCATCTCTGCAAGCAAGTCAGGATGTTCTCCGATAGCTGCTGGATTTTGGAGATAATTTCTAAGATTGTATTCTGCACTTTTTTTCTGTGCCTCATATTTGTAACGCAGTGCGTCTATTGCAAGTTGTTTCATGTTAGTCCCTTCAAAAGTATTATATACAAATTTTGAAGTTTAGTCAAGAAATTTAATTAATAAAGGCAGAGGCTGTAGAAACCATCAATGCTATGAAGAGTCCGATTGCTATTGCAATTACTGCAACTACCAAAGCTCCTACTTTAATATTATCTAGTAGTTCCTGTTGTTTCAAGGCTTCTGCTCTTTGGGCTGCGGCTGCGGCTTCCTTTGCAGCCTTGATACGGTTAGCTCGTTCAGTAACTATACCCTTCCAAGTTCCCGGCCCAAACCTCATGTCAACCATCGTAGCTACTTCGTGGAGTTTTTCTGCCGCTAGACGTGCATCAATGACTTCACGGGCAACAGTGTCTACACCAAACTGGTCACCGATACCTACACTACCCGCTTTTTTGTTACGGACTTGCTGTACCTGCTTTTCGCCCTCGAACAGATTATCTATGTAACCTGCTATGTCCC